GATTAGAAAGCGATATATTTCGTTTGCATCGTCAACCAACTGCGCGACAGAAACTTCTTTTTTGCAATTCTTACGCATGTCCAAAGCGGCCTCAAGAGCCCAAAATCGCTTGCGGGCATCAGAAACTACGTCCAATATTTCTAAATCTTGCACAACTATTCTCCTAATGGTTTCCGTTAGTTAATCTACAATAACCCAATCTTCCGACAATAAATCATCGTGTTGTGGCGTATAGGTTTCTAGCTCCAAAAATTCAACGTCAACATAAATAACGGGAAATGGGTAATCTTCATCTTCCTTAATAAACAAAAAAGAATCCCATTCCCTGCGCCTAACTTTTTTGCCAGCTTTGAGGGCTTCCAGGGCTTCTCCGAAGTTCATTTTCTGCATAGCATGCTCCTTAGTTGACATAGTAGGCGGCTTACTTGTCATAGTAAGCCAGTTAGTATGGCTAGTAAATGCCCCGCTGTCATTTTACCATCAGGTCAGTCTTTTGCTTGCTACCAATGCTGGAACCAAAATAGTAAGCGACAACAGTGCTTACCATCGAGCTTATAGTACCAATCAAAATCATGATAGCATTTTGTGCGCTTTGCGGCATATCAACCACAAACAACAAATACAAACAGGCGGGAAGTGATGCCATTGTGAAAATGGCGATTGAAATCATTTCCCAGCTGGTGCGTCCAGCTTGTTGAATTGCCACCTCGCGCGTGCGGGCGCTGGCTTTATCGTCGTAATCCAGCTTGGCAGTTTGATAATCAATTTTGGCCATTTCAATTTTGAAATTTTTTTCAACTTCTTTAATCCTGGCCAAAACATCTGGCGAGCCATTTGTAATTGCAGCTACAATACTCTCCTCATCAGCCTTATCATCACCCAGGATAGACTTGCCCAACATGCTTACAGCGGCGCCCGCTAATGGCCCACCTAAAGCAGTAGCTAGCGTGGTAGAAACACCTTGCAAAACATCACTTAGCACAGACATTTTTCACTCCCCCATGAATCACAACACAATTACGCCAAGGCCGCCACGGCTTGCCAACATTGGCAACAACACGCTCGGCCAGCTTCACCGAAATGTTGCGGCGGTCATACTTGGTAGGATCGAAATCAACCAGCTCAATTAGCTTGCCTTTACGGAATCCGTAAAATTTACCGTTATGTTCAACAGCGGTCGTCACAAAACAACCTCCAAAAACGGTCGCTACAAGGTCTTGGAAGGAGTGCGGCTTACGAACATACGCAAACGACCCTGTTTTCTCTGTAAGGCCTTGTATGAAAGAATTAAGGAACATAAGGAATAATAGGCTAAAATCTATAATGCCCCACCACGGATAATTGATTTGCACGTCGAACAAAAAGCCCGATAGGCCGTCAAGAATCCACAAGCACGCCATGATAAACACAACAACGGCGGGAACACGTTTCCAAATTCCAAAATGCTGATTAGATGCTGTGCCATAGGATAGCGCGGCCATTGCGATAAGAATGCCAAAGTAGCCAACGTAGTCCGCATCGCCAAGTTGCAAAAGGCTTGCAAGCCCAGGGGCAAGAATGCCAATTAGGGCAATGGTCATCCACATGGGATTAACTTTTTTTACCGCCTGGCTTTTTACCGCCGTTCATGGTGGTTTTAATTGGCTTGCTAGGTTTCTTAGTGCCCATTGTTACTCGTGACATAGTTAATAGCCCTTCTTGGTTGGCATTGGTTTTGGTTTTGGCTTGGGCTTGGGTTTTGGTTTCATGTTGGGCATAACAATTTCCTAGTGAGGTTTGACAGAATTTATTAGGCCACCAGCAAACTCACCAGCAACCCTTGCCCCGCTTGAGCCAGAGGCTATAAACAATAGTACAGCAACCTCAAGAACAGTCAAGAACGCCAGCCATACCAAAGCTACGTTTACCTTTTGCTCGTTTGTCTTTAGCCGTTTTTCATTCACGGTTTTGTGCGTGTCAATATCGTTTTTGATTTCAGAAAGCGAATTAAGCAACGAACGTAAGTCATTGGCAATTTGCTGCACGCGCAAGGCCACTTCAGTTTCCTTAGCAATGCTCTTGTCGGTAAAGCCCTTAACGTCCTTTATTCCCTGATGAAGCACATCCTCAACAGCCTGCAACCGTGTTGCTAGAACTGCGACTTGGGTTGCAATATCTTTAGTCATTAGCTTTATCCCGTTTGGATTGAACGATTCTTGCAACAATGCCAGATACAAGCAAAGTTGATACTGAAACGGTGGCACAAACAAACACCGCAATGCTGCCGTATAAAATGCTTAAGCTGAAAGCACCGCCATTGATAAAGAACAGCAAGTCTTGAATCGTGTCGCGCACAATCTTCCATGTAAGGATTTGCTTTGACCAGTCCGCCATTTTTTTAGCCAGCCCCAACACGACAAGCAATGCAATCGCATAGTACCATGACGCGCCCAACACTAACGCCAAACCAGAGAAGAACACCCCCAGGAAAGCATGGGATAGCTGGTTAGATGCCCAACCGTACCAATCGTTGCCCTGGTCATCTTGCGCCTTCAGGAATTTAACAATGGTGTCGATGAGGCTTGCCATGCTTAAACCTCAAAAGCTGCTAGAAAGAAATCATCAAGCTGTTGGCTTGTCATGCCAAATGCTGCACCAAACAAAGCCGATACCATCGCATCGTCGCGGGGAATAAGTGTCATGGCCTTTAGCGTCAGGCGGGCGTTGTTAGCGTCCTCCTCGGGCAGTGTTGATAGCACTGCCTCAATACCAGCAGGGATGACTTTGTTTTCCAAAAAGTCAGCAGCCGTGGTGTAATCCATCAATTCAGAATTAACCGCCGCCAAGGCAAATTGCCGCATGGTCAAAACAACATAAGATGCCCGCAAAGGTTTAGGGTCAAAATCCGCTTCATAAGCCAGCACGTCATCAACAGTGTTTAACGCGGCCAGGTCTGCCTCTGCATTTTCTAAGAATGGGCTTCTAAGCTGGTGCGTCCATTGCAAGTTTGGCTGTAGGATTTTTTGACTATCCGCAACCTTGCTCGCGCCCTCTTTTGCCACCAAGTCACTGTATTGCAGTAGCGTATCCCTATCCGCCCTTATTGCTGCCAGCTTATCAATACGCGCCTGTTCCAACGTGGTTTTGGTAAACACACGTTCTGGCAATGTTTTGCTCCACCCGCTCAAAAACGGCAGGGTGATTGTTTTGGCGGGGTAAGTGTAGGTTTCTGGTTCAACACCAAGGTTGGGTAAATTGTCATTAACGACTTGGTGCGCGGCGGCACGCTGTTCAACAGTGGCTGTTTCCAAAAAGGAAATAACCCCATCGCTGTTGACTCCCTCAATCGGGGCTACCGCGCTAATCAGTTGATAAAGTTGTTGAATATCCATCTTGTCCCCCTAACAGAAAATTGCGCCGTTAATGCCGTTTGAATATGTGCTACCAAAAAATGTACATCCACCGCTAAAGCCGTATTCCATCCAAGACAAATAATTTAACCCCAAGTTTGGAGTTGCATTAACAGTAGACGAACCGTACGACGCATAGTTAATTATTTGTGAGTTCAGAAATGCTACAGACCCATTTAACGGTGATGTAGTGCTGTTTAAGCCTATGGCAATACCTGCCCCCGCATTGGCCGCATTGATGTTTGTAATTCCTGTTTGACTACAAACCACAGCATCTTCGACAACACCAACAAAGAAGTTTAACTGATTGACTGTAGATCCATTAGCTTGACGGTATGCCGAAGTATTATACGCCCAGGATGCAGTCGATTCAAACCGCTGCATCCGCAACAAAACGCGGTTGTAATAGTTGAAAATATAGCGGCCAGTGGTTGCGCCCGTGTTGGTTAAAGAGCTGGCTGTCTGCCCGTTGGTGTGGCAATAGAAGCTGCCCAGATAGCGGCGGGTGGTTGCGCCTGATTTAACCAAAACACCGTTTTGATACACCAGTGCTGTCGCCCGTGTCGTGCTGTTTGTCCAGGCAGTCAATTCTAAAGTTGGCGTTCCCGAATTGTCATAGCAAAACACATCATAACCAAGGCCAGCAGTGGCGGAGGCTAGGCTTATGCTGATTTCCGCCGTGCGGCGCACGTCCCATCGTGAGCCGTTATAAAGGGCAATTTGGTTCCCGTTGTAATGGGTCATGTACAGCGTGGTGACGGCATTTGCATCGCCCGTCTGAACGGGCACGCCAGACGTGGGGGTCAAACGGAAGTTGTTGAGCAGTGGGTTAAAGGCAATCTTTTCAGTGGTGACGCTTGCGTCAGCAATCTTTTCAGTGGTGACGCTTGCGTCAGCAATCTTAGCAGTCGTAACCGCACCATCCGCAATGGTTGGTGTCGTGACACTGCCAACCGTGGATAATGCTGCATTAAGCGTTTGATAAACCAGCACGCCTTTTTTGTCTTTAATCACAATGCTGTAATCAAGGGTTGAAACGTAAATGGATACTGGACTGCCGCTACTTACAATGCGTCCCCCACTGGTTCGCAAAGGCTGTGATATTGGCGTGGTTAATGTTGAATCAGTAAAACAGGCAATCGGATTTGTTTCTGCTGGCAATCCTGCCGTTCCAACATATATATAGCCGCCGTCTAAGGCTAAACCAGCAGCCGTGGTAAAAAAATCAAAAGGGACTGATATAGTCGTCATTGTTGCATACCCGTCGGTTGTTGTTGATTCATGCCAGGTTGTGCTTGTGTTGAAACTACAGCACCACCGCCAGCCTTAAGATAATCTTCCCAGTCAGCAGGACTGCCTTTGATATTCATTTTTTTGGCATATTCTTGCAAGGCTTTAGTTCTTGACAGTTTTTTAATGGCCTGGGGACTTTCAGGGTTTTGCACTACCATTTTTAATGTTTCTTGAAATTGTGCACTGTTTAATAGTTTGCCCGCGGCCTGCAGATATTCGGATGATGCCTTGCCAGCATTCTCTAAAATTTGCGCGCCAAAACTTTGCGCCCCGACAGCACCTAACCCGCCACCAAAAACAGCACCTGCAGCCGTAGAACCATAACGAATTGCTGGTCTTGCTATATTTTTATATTTGCTATCCAACACACGGTTTATCAGTGAATTGGCATTAACCAAACCTTGCATAAAATCTTTTTGGTACGGACGGCCAGTTGTTAATGCATTTGGCCTAACCATCGTAGTAAGTTGTTTACTAATTTTATAAAGACCAAGCAAAGTGTCGCCAGCTCCTTCTCCAAGAGTTTTAGTAATTTCTGATAGCATTTTTGGATTAGCACGCAATCCTTTGTACAAATTTGTGTAATTTGTAAAACCAAAAGCGCCACCTTCAACAGTTGATGCACCGCTTTTAACAAGATTAGCTATTGATGTTGCTATTGCTTCTTTTTTGTACTCTTGAGGAATAGTTTTCATAATGTTTGTAAATTTTTGAGTTCCGCTTTTAGATGCTTCTTTAATTGCATTATCTATTGCCGTTGCAATAGAGCCTTCATGATTTTCGCCATAGTATTTAACAATGCTGTCACGCAATTCTTTTTTTTGCCCTGTCAAAACATCTGCTGATAATAATTTTTGACGAGCCTCCTCCCCAGCTATTGATGAAACAGCATCCAATTTGTCTTTTGCCAATGCATCAATGTATTTTTTTCTTGTATAACTATTTAAATCTCTATAGATGCCAACATTTTTATCGGCTGCTCTTAACTCTTTAAGCGTATCATCAAGCATTGCGTAAGATACATTTCCGCTAAATTTGTTATACAAGCCTTGTTCTAATGGGCTTAGATTCTTAATATCATCCAATTTATCTTTGATTTCCTGACCAACAGTTTGTTTGAAAACTGGAACATCGACTTGCGTTCCCCTTCCTACAAGGCCATTAACTTCAGTATATAAATCACCTGATTTTTTTGCCAAACTTTTTTCTGAATTGATTAAATCGGTTCTAATCTTTTCAGACACGCTTGCGGGCGATGGTGTGTCCCCAATAAAATTAGCATTAAATTTTTTCAACACATCATTGGCTTGTTGTGATGCATTCGATATAGTCTGTTTCCATATTGCCGACTCTTATCCGCCAGCTTGCGACATAATAACGCCAAGCATTTCTTGTAATTGACGGTTTTGACTAAAAACATCTGGCGGCAAGTCAATACCCATTTCCACGGCTTGTTTATAAGCATCACTATCAACTTGCGCTAATCTTGCTAAATTTTCTTGAGCTTTAACATCACCCCTAGATGCTTGATTAACAATTTTTCCCAAATTATATGCCGCTTCAGAATTAGCGGACTCTGTTGCTTGTTGTGCAGCAGCTTTGCGGGCAATAGATTCTGGCGTTATTTCGCTGGTCATTGTTGATGCTGATGGTGCTGGCAAAACATTATCTGCGGTTTTGGCGGCGGCCTGTTGTTCCGCCGTTCCAACTGTGCGCTGGGCATATTGTTGCACAGGCCGTGTTACCGTTATTCCCCCGCCAATATCCCTAGCAGCCGCCTTGCCAATCCCGCTAACTGTTGTTGCCCCACCAATTATTTCTGCAATCGCTGCAATATCTTTTGATGTTTCTGGGTATTTTTGTGCAATGTATTGCAATCCCTGGCTGGCATAGTCACCAGTGCGGCTAACAGCCTCACCCACAACGCCGACGGGATTTACACCGAAAAGCATCCGTTCATCCATTACACGCCCTGGCTGTGTAATATCCCGATAAGTTTCACCGATGGCTTGACCAATGGCGCTCTCTCTTACGCTTGTTGGAATTTGTTCGTACCCGTATTTTGCTGTTTCGGTAAAAACATCTGGGGCGAATCCAAGAACAGCAGCGCCACCCCTGATTGCGGCCTGTGGATAATTAATTTGGCCAGATTGGTACTGTTCACCAATGTTTTGAAACCTATCATAACGGTTTATTGCCGTTTCACCGATGCGTTCCGACCAAGATTTTGGTGCAGGTTCAGTTGGCTTCGCATCAAATTGGTCAAAAAAGTTGCCATTTCCGACACTGGTATCAGGTGCAGAAACAGGTTGCTGGTCAAATTGGTCAAAAAAGTTTGCCATTATTTCCCTAAAACTTTTTGGGATGCGCCCTGACCATATTTAGCATCAAATTGGCTTGCTAAACCTGGATTTGATTTTAAGGCAGCGATAGCACCAGCGGGAGCCTCAACCATTGCAGAAGATGGCGGGGCTTCAGGATTCACATTGTAAAAAATGTTATCTGTATTCAACCCATAATTTTTAGAAATTTTTGTAATCCCCGAACGCACAGTTTTTTCATGTTCAAGCGCGTTATTGTATATTTTTGTTGCGCCATTAATAAATTCTTTTTGAACAGAATCTGGCAATCTATCGCCCTTAAGAACTTTATTGTACATATTTAATACTTTTGCAGGAACACCACCAGCATTTTCAGCCGTTGCAAATTCACCTTCACGCACAACAGACGTTGGGTCTAACATTTTCATATAAGAAAAAATCAAGCTAATGTCGTTAACACCAGATTCTACAGACTCCCCAGGTTTTGCAGGCTTTCCAAATGCGGAAACTTTACCATAAGAATCTTTTATTGCTTGGTAATTAGCGGTATTTTTGTTGTATTCAGTCCGCAAATCTTGTTCTACTTGCGGGCGTTTTTCAACTGGAATTGTTCCTGGCGCTTGGGTCGGAGCTGCAAGTGCCTGGGCGGTTTCAACATTAGTTTTATTGGCTGCGGCTCTTTTAAGAGCTATATCAGCCCCCAATACTTCTCCCCTAAGTCTTGCATCAATGCTTGCTAATTCAGCCTTTGCATTAGCTTCAGTCATGAGGGCGGGTTGCATTTGTTGGTTTCTTTTTTCTGCCATCAATTTTGCGTATTCATTTGCCCCAAGCGCACTCACCAGTGACATGTTACCAGCCATTTTTGCAATATCGGGATTAATATCTATCATTTTGCCAACGGCCTCAAGTTTTGCCGCCTCGGCTTCTTGACCAGAATTACGCAATGCGTCAACGCGCTCTTGCAATAATGATTTAGCAACATCGGTGTTTTTGTTTTCAAGCGCCATAACCACGCCCAAGCCAAACTTAGCTTCAGCCTCTTTCTGCTTACTGGTGTATGCCTCCTGGCCTTTGCCAATGCTTTCTGCAAGCGTGGGGTATTTCGCCATCAGGGAAACATAATCTTCTGGGCGCACCTGGCCAGATTGAACCAGCCGTGACAAGTTTGACAAATCCGTCTGCTGCGCCGCTTGTTGCTCCATCTGTTTGCGAGCGTTTTCCAGCGCCGTTTGCTTAATGTCCAAATCAATTTGGTCTTGCTTCAGCTTTTGCATAGCCTCAAAAGGATTGGTCAAGTCAAAGCTGCTTAGTGGAAGAATCTGTGCCATCTAAAATCCTAAACCATTAAAAAAACCCTGGACAGGATTGGAGTTAAAAAAACCTTGACCAAAATTACCAGCGCTTTGAAAAGTGTTTGACAGTATTTTGCCTTTAGCAAGCGAGCCAGTGGCTGCTGCTTGGCCAACATCGCCCAACAAACCAGCAACATTAGAACCTAACTGCATTGCTTGTGCCTCCGTATTTGTTGCACTTGCTTGCCCGATGCTTGTTAATCCAGCCAACCTATTATATTTATCTGCAAAAGCCTGACTAAGCAT